ACATTAGGAGATTTATTTAAATGAGTTACTTTACAGATATGGCAGATTTAACTGATACGCAAGCATCAATGGCAATGCGTAGCAAGCCGCTTTCAAGAGTTGAGCACAACTACCGACCCTGATCGCAAATTGTTGCTGACCATAACGCAAAACCTAAAGTGATTAAGCTGCTTAAAAATGGCAGGTTAGTTAAGACGATAACCGGTACAGCTAGATAAAATAAAGCCGCTAATTAAAGCGGCTTTTTTGTTTATCTTTCCTCTACTATCATGTAACTATCAACCTCAATAGTCACATCGTTCTGAGCGGTTAAGTTTGCAACCTGCATTTTTACATAGTCATTTTGATCTAATGTCGTGTTAATGTTCACTTCAAAAAATCCAACGTCACGATTGCCGACAAGCGAATTAACAACCCGAGTTTGATCTAAAACAACGGCAAACTGACTAGCTGAGTTATCCCATTTCAAAACCCTGATAGTCACAACATCGTTTGCGACTGATTTAGCTGTAGCAGAAATTAAAACTTTATACTCCCTCGGCGAGTTGCCTGTATGTCTAATCTCGCCGTTCTGCGGGTTGTCAAAGTGCTGTAAGTCAGTAGCAGCCCAAGTTGTTGCGGCAACATCAACAAACTCACCGACAGCAACGCCAGAGTTCAATGTCGCCAGCTCAGTGGTAACACCTATAGCGCCACCTTCAAACGTATTGGTTAACCCGTTATTACCTTTCCATGATGCCGACAAATCTCCCGCACTCATATTTGGCGTTATATTTGCGTCATTCGCATCTATGACACCGTTTCTGCTAACTATTGCGCCGATAGCTTGCACCGTTGATGGAGTGGGAAAATTTGCTAAGGAAAAGTCAAATAAAGCCGCCGATGCTGGCAAGTCAACGTTGATATCTGTTAGGAATCTAGATTGCATCACAAATCCGGTTCCAGCTTTAAACAATGGTTCCGTCATCGCTTGAGATAAGCCTCTTACAATTGACGTTGTTATTCTAAAGCCGCCAGCCCAATTCCCGATCAGCTCAAGCGTTGGCGAGCCACCAAAGCGCCCCGTGCCATCCTCTAGACCTTGCCTGTAACTATCTATAAGTCCGAGTGATGTGCAGTTATTGTAGTTTATGCGTGAGAATTCAAACGCCTCAAACCCTGTTAGCGATGAAATATCATAAGCTTTAGAGTTTGCACCGCTTACCTCGATAAAATAATCAGCACCTAAAACGTTGCCACTTCCGCCGACTGGGGAGGTGAATAGCGTGTAGTTATCATCGTCGCACTTTATTCCAGATAAGTCGAAGTTGTAACCACGCAAGCTCAAACCGCCCGCTGGTATTTCTATATTTAAACCAGTTCCGGTAAAGTCGATGATACCATCTAAGAAATATTCTTTGGTTGTATCAAGCACTCCTGAGAGTTGAATTGGGCTTGTGACCAAGACTCGCTCCCTTCCGCTATTGATGCCACTACCAATTGACCAAGTCATAATATACCCTTGTAAAAATTCGAATTTTATCTCTTGGCGGGAGTTGTCAAGGCGGGTCGGCTGAGTCACGTCAATGTGTAAACAGCCAGTCCCGCCAAGGACGATTTATTATAACACTTTAATAGAAACAATCTTCTGTTGTTTCTTTTCCTTCGTGCCAATTACCCTCTATGCAGTGCCTAACTTCATGCTGTAAACATTTTGGGTATTCGCGCAACTTAATTACACACCGATTACCTGACCATTCCTGTGTGCCGTGTACTTGCAAATCACTCACCTCTTGCACAACAACGGAAAACACATGGCGCTTAATTTCCGGTTTTGTAGTTGGTGCACAACTAAACAGCGCCATACACAGTAGAGCGAGCGATAGATTTAAGATTTTCGAGAGTTTCATTTTCGCCTAGCTCCACGTTGAACGCTGATTTATAGTCACTGATTAAAGCTGATTTATCTTCGTAATTACCGCACCACAATTTAAACATTGGATGAGCAAACAATCGGATAAATACACTCGATTCAGCAATTAAAATCTTATCAGCAGAGTTTGACTTCATAAAGCTTCCGAGCTGCTTAATTAAATCTAAGTCATCTTCTGACTCCTCGATAATTACAACGTGTTCATCTTGATAGCTTGGCGCCGATGTAAACAGCGTGTTAATACCATCGTGGCAAACGCCGACATCACACGTTAAATCAACGAGCTGCTGAATCGTATCGTTTTGCGCTGGATTAGACAGCGCCTCATTACTGACTATGCACCAGTCGCTCATTGTGCTACCTCGATGATTTTTTTGAATGACGGCTTGCTAATGGTTACATTTAGCACCCCAGAGCCTCGCTTGTACTGATACTGGATATGAGTAGCAATATTAAAATCTCTTTCGTATGCTCCAACATTAGTTATGGGAATCCCGTTATCTTGTGTTGCAACTAGATTATTAGATCCGTCCATTGCTAAAACTTCACCCTGAATAATGCCAGTGCTTGGTGTAGAGCTTGATGGCAGCAATGTGAGTGACGAAAAGGAGCCGTCACCAGTCATTGTCCATTCGTTATTGGCAAATGACCATACACTGCCAACACTCGCTGGATTCTCCCAAACTTGCTGTGTTACCAATTCTTGCCCCAACCAAGCATCACGACTCACATCAAACGTCATTAACTCTCTATCAGCCGCAGTAACATTGACCGATTGACCGTAGCCATCTGCTTGTTTGATTGATATCCCGTCAAAACTATAAACCTCCTGAGCAGTATTCCCATCGAAAAGGATTGTCGTAGTGCTTGAGGTTGCTGTAAATAGCAGGTATTTACTATTGAATGGCGCTGACACCAACACAGTCCCGCTACCATTGAGGCCATCACGAGGAAAGATAGTGCCCGTTGTGTTGCTTAATTGGTTGTACTTTAATAAATATTGCACACCCGCTTGTGTTGTAATATTTATAAAGCAGCGCTCTGCACTCTCACCATCAGGTGCTAAAGTACCATCGAACGCAAACCCATTGTTTGGTAACTCAACTAAAGTAGAGTTGACGTGCGCTTTAGCAAACTTAGTAAAATCATAAATCTCAGAACCAATCGGTTTAATATAATCAACTAACACACCGTCATTGTCGTCAAAGCGATAATCTCGCAACACTTCACCAGATGAGCTGAAAAACTTACAGCCAAAGAACCCACCACTCATAGTTCCACTCAAGTTGCCTCTTACACCAATGGTGGAGTAAGTGAGAGTAGTGATTGTTGTGATTCTCCATGTGTGTATTTTTCCGTCATTTGGATAAAGAGTAACAAGCGACACTACAGGCGTACCATCAAGCGTAACAGAAAACGCACTAGCTGTACCTACCAACTCAACTGTGCCATCTCCATTCTTTCTTATCTCACCATTACGACTTTCGTCACTGATAACGGTATGCCACGCGGTATCGCCAGCGAAAGCCTCAATCTCAACATACTCACCCGATGTTAACGTAATTGACGGTATCGTGTAATACATACCACCAGCGACTTTTAAATCTGTCACGTATCTACTTAATGACGGTTGACCCCCAGCAAATAACACTATTTGATCTGGATCGTTATTTACTGTCCAGACCATATTAAACTACCGCCACATTGATTATTGACGATGCAGCAAATGAAAATACCCACGCACCAGCATCACCGCTCTGATTCTGAGCTGTGCGATTTGCTTCGACTGGTGCAAAGCCAAATGATGAGCCTTTGTTTGGCGCTTCGGTCGGTGCAGTTGCTCCGCTGTATAAATATAAAGCGTGGCCGCCGTTGTTTATAACGCTAACTTGCGTACCTACTGCAATACCTGATGCCGCATAAATATCGACCCAAGTATCAGCTGCAATTTGAATGTTTGGTAATGTATCAGCCATTTTAAAATCCCAAGCTTGAAATTAAACAGTAAAAAGCGTCCATTATTCGGACGCTTTCTTTTTCTTTTTCTTGATTTCGACTTTAACTTCTTTTGCAAAGCCGTTTTCAATCATTGATTTAGCCACTTCATCCTGTAAATCGTGCTCACCGCGCTTTAACTCAGTAGATACACCGTCTACAAAAATGTAGTGACTATCACGCTCGATAGTCACTCGCATAAATCAACCTTAGGCAGCGTAAACCGCGCACTTTTTGCCTGCTTTAGTGTTTTTAGCCATAAAGCCAAACGCACACCATTTAACAAAGTCATAGTTGTCATTGTGCTTGACGCGAGGTAAAGCATAAGACGACATAGCCATACCAGACTTAGCGTGCAGTGCATCACGACCAATTACAGCCATGAATAACTGATTGCCCGACAATGATGAGTCTTCATATATTTCACCAATATCAGTTACGAACGCCATTACAGTGTTCATGATGTTTCCGAATGTTTTATCTGACGTAGATGTGATTTTCATCCAGTTCATATAAATTTCGCGGCTAACACCAAGGCTGTATGGGCCCGTGCAGTTGTTGTCAATCTTAAGCACTGACACAAGAGCAAGCAAACCATTGACGATTGCAGAGGCATCTGATGATGTTGCAAAGTTTAACGCCGGAGTTGCTGTTGCAATGCTCGGGTCAGCTTTTAAGCCAAGCCATGCGGTTCCATCGTGTGCAATTGAAGTATCACCGTTCCACAAGTAGCTGTTTACCTTATCAAATAAAGTCCACTCAACTTCGCGCGAGTCTTCGCTGATACCGTCAAACGCCTCTGACTGACTAGCTAAAACATCGCGGAAGTCACGACCGAAACCAGCGTCAAAAATTGGCACTACTGCCTTTTGATAGCTTGACTCAGTGTGATCCATAATGATTGACTTTTGGCCACTCATTGAGATATTAGCTTTACCAGCTTCACCCACAGTGCGTGATTCAATCACTTTCTTACCAAGATTTACAGTTTGCGCACTAGTTAACAAGCGCTGCAATAAGGCATGGCTGCCAACAGCTTTACGCTCAAACATTGGTGTGTTATCAATCTCACGATACATTTCGCCGACTTTTTGATTGATAGTAACGTTTGGATCATTATCTGCAATGATGCCAGCGCCTTTACCTAAATCAACCATGGTGCTGATTGATTCATTACGGTTTGCAATAACTTCTTTCTTTTGTAACTCTAAGTTACGCAAGTCTAAGCCGTTTACACCAAACTCTTGTACAATTTCTTTCTTAAACGAATATGACATTTTTCGCTCCTTAAGCTGCGCGAACTAACACAAGCGTGTTATCTGCTGCAACGTTGATTACTTCTTCCGCATAAGCGAAAACCTGCTCTGTGCCGTCAGTTGCCGCAAGCTTGAACTGACCATTGCCAGCGCTAGCAATTGGAGCGCCTTTTGTTGCAATGTTATTACCAGTCGCAACACGCACATAAACCAACTCACCAGATTTAACGGCGATTGCCTCAACTGTATTGTCATCCGGCCACGGTGCATCAATTGAACCACCAGAAGTTTGCGCAATTTCACGAGCAACCAAAAACTCATTACCGAAAGTTGTGCCTGCGTTATTTGTTAGCGCCAACTCATCGACACCAGACGCGACTGAGCGCTCAAGTAAGCAACCAGGTAAGATTGCCGCGCCATTTGCACGACCTTCGACGATATCAGGCTGATTGCCAGCGCCGCCTGCATAAATACGATTTGCCATGTTAAAAATCCTCCGCAGTTAAGCCAAGAGCTTCCGCTTTATTTACTTGGTGACCACCAGCGTTAAAAGTGCCATTTACGAATGATTGACTGTTAGCAGTTAGTACAGATTTTAAAGCGTCTGCGCTCAATGCTTTAGCCGCTGTTTCGTCTAGACCAACATTTAAAGCCACTACTTGGGCAGTTAGCGCTTCTTTTTCTGCGTCTGCGTTTGCTGTTAACTGAACCTTTACTGACGTTAATTCGTCCGTAATCGGCTTTAGCGCATTAGCAACAACTTCTGCAATGTCAACTGATTGATGTTCACTCGCGTTAGTTGCGAGCTTGTTTTTTACGATTGTTTTTAGCTCGTCATCTGTGATTTGACTGTTAGTAGCCAAACCAAGCAACGCAAGCATTTCATCACGATTCATAATTGAATTCCCGCTGTTAGTGTTTAAATCTGTTTCATTATACCGCGCATTTTCGTCTTGCGCAAAACTACCGATTTTGTTAAGCAACCAAGACGCAAAGGTCTGCTCTTGCTCTTGCGATATATCTTTGCTTTCAATCAACTCATTGACATTAATAACGTCCACATTTTCACTATTAAAGCGCATCACTGTAGCATCACCGCCAGCCGGAGCCTCGTCAAGCAGCATAGCTAAATGGTCATATTTTTGATTGATTGCGCGTCTATTGTACTTCTGACCCTTTTCGTTCTTGCCTGACTCATCATTTAAATCAAACATTAAACCAGTGCTTACACCAATGTCGGACTTACTTTCAAGGGCATTAATGTAGCGCTCGCCGTTATCTTGAGCTGCCAATAAGCTTTTCTTTATTGATACGTCTGCATACCAAACGCCGTCAATGTTATACCTGTTTGTGACCGTGCCGCCGGAAAAGTAATCCTCTAAGCCTTTGCCCTCCTTGCCTGATACGTTAACACCTTCAACTCTCGGATGACCTAGAGTGACGGGTTGCCCCTTAATTGAAGGCATACCTCTAGCGTTTTCACATTTGTCGTAATGAACGCCATTCATAACGCTATCATCAACAGTGATTGGAATTGATTTTATATTGTAGTGCGTATCTGTGATATCAATCTGAGAGCGATTAACATTAGCAAATAGCATGACTGAATTTGTGTGCATAAAAAAGCCTCAGTATTTAACCAAGGCTAGTATAACGTAGTTTTTTATGCTATTGCAATTGCGGTTAAGATATAGCGATAGTTGCAATTGCTATCATTGAGCATGTAGAAAACAATATTAAAAACTCTTTTAGTATTGATGATACTGCTGAACCACTAGCCACCGAGACTTGTTTAAGTCTCATTGATTCCAAATCGCTATTTAACTTTGATTGCAAATCATTCATTAGATCAAACTCCAAAGCGCGATCAAGCTCCAACAAAGTGAGCTAACAGTAACAGTTAACACAATCATAAAACCCTTCTTGTTGCGATCAATTTGAGTTCGCTTAAACTCGTTGGCTTGTCGCAACTGCTTAATCGTGTTGTTAGCTTGCTTTAATTCACTAACAACTTGCTTATATCGTGCTGGTGTATATTTCATTTTTTAACCTCCAAGTTACTTACTTTCAGCGTAGTTAATACTGCAAGATGGGTTTTCTGCCTATCTGTCACACCTATCATTCCAAAACTTCTCGTGCTCTAGATCTGTCATTCTGTCCTTATTCCATCTCCTATTTATGAGCTTCTTGCCGACCTTACCCTCTATGTAATTCATTAATTGTGACCGTCTGCTGTTTTCCGTGTAATGATCGACATCCTCATCAGGCAGTTGCTCCGGCCATAGCCAGCAATTCAATTTGTTAGCCATGTCAGCCAATTCAATATCACTACGGCTATCCATAATCGCCATATCCTTCTTTGTGACTTTAGAGCGATTGAAAAATGTGATTAAACGGTCAAAAAAACCTCTAACAACTTGCTTGTATCGTGCTGGTGTATATTTCGCCATTCTTAACCTCCAATTAATTAACCACAATGCAAACTCTAGCACATAAATAAATAAACACAATGATTGATTTAATTATTTTTATGGCTTTTTATCACCATAAATCTAGGCCGGCATGCTGATGGATTATCATATCGTCAATAGCATCAAGCAAACAATCGTACTGATCGTCAAAACCGCTTTCCTGATCCATTAATACACCAACAGTTAGCGCGTCACACTCTGCAACAAACGGCAAAACCCAATCAGTGCTATATGCCTGTTCTCCACTTTCGTACCTGGTGTTATTGGTCTTTTCCCCGATTTCATTGTGAATCTGAGGAATGAAAACCTTACCCATTTTTATTTGAGGTTGGCAGTTGTAATGCCTGATAACTTTGTTCTGGTTTTGACCACGAGGAACCGGCTTGATTGGTATGGCTTTTCTTTTTTCCAGCGTCGTGATTAACCCCTGACCAGCCTGCTTATCCTCGATAGACATATATCTAATTGTCAACCTTTGAGATTGAGGTGTGCAAGACCACTTATCCCACAATTCTTCCGCTTTTTCTAACAGTTCGGTTGGATCCCACTTTCCGCGACAGCAATCTAAAATATAAATGTTCCCATCGCTACCCATGCCAACATTCAAAAATACAGTGTAATCGTTTTTATCGGTTACTTTCCCAGAGTTTGTATCAACATATATCGCCGACCACTCCAAAAACGGTAATGTTTCATAAGTGCCAAACCATGACGAATCTATCAACCCGCCCGATTGAACCGATGGTGATTGTTGATACTGACTCAAAAAAGTATATTCATCTCGCTCCCATAGGGTTATTAACTGGTCAACATGTTCCATTTCTGGCCAGTATGACCAATATTCAATTCCGCCTATAACTCTGCATTCTGAGTCTTTTATAGTATTCCAACATTCCGATCTTATATCATCGTCAAGGGTATCAATAAAATCTCTAGTTATTAAAGATGGTATTTTTATGAGTTCAAAATCGACACCTAAACCACCCTGCAAGCAAAAACCTATTGTATCCTCAACGTGTAATCGCTGCTGAATTATAAAAAAAGGCGTCGGATGCTCTTTTGATTTATCACCACGCCTAGATCTAACTGTGTTAACAAGTTTTCTGTGTGAAGCCTCGCGCTTTACCTTGCTAAACATATCCTCTGGCTTGTCTGGATCGTCTAGATTAACTGAGCCACTAAAGCCCTCGCCGAAGTAACCACCACGACCACCTGTTATCTGGCCGCCCATGGCACGACTAACTGTCGAGCCGGATACCTTGCCGCGAGAATCTACAACTTCCCATTCTTCCGCCTGATTTACACCAAAATCACAAGGCCAAAACTCTTGATATTCCTTGCTCGCTATTATATCCCTAGTTCGCCTTGAGTTTCGTTTAACAAGTGAATCCGCAAAGGAAAGGTTTAGATTCCTAAATCTGCTTAGCTTGCCTATTTGAGCTAGCATGTTTGTGTATGCTGGTAGGTGTATAGACATAAACTCGGTTTTAGTGCCGCCTGGAGGTATCGCTATAGCTAAGTTTTTTGAAGAGCAACCATGCCTGACAACTTTGTCGATCTCTTTACTAATCCATTTATGATGCCAATTTACAAGCAGTTGATCACCTTGAATTAGCTCAAACCATATTCTGGTAAAGTTCAAGAATGACCGCTCGCTAGCTTCCTTTAAAGCTAATCGATCATAAAAGTCTAGGTCGTCCCACTCTCTCAGTTTCAATCAAGCCCCTTCATTGCTTTTTTAAGTCTTTCCGATGCTGAATTATAGTCGCTTGGAGAATACGTTTTCATCGTGCCATCAGAGCTTGAGTGATCGACTTGTTGCTTGTCACCATACACCTTTGCTGCATTCCTTGCCGCCGTCCACTTGTAGGCGTCAATAGCTACTTTAGCTACTTGTGGTTCTAACTCACCATTGATAGTCATATCAGCTAGGTTTCGTATTTTATCAGCATCAAAGTAACCTTGGGCCTCCCTAGCCTTGCGATATCTATCTTGAAACCCATCCCTATCATTTACAACCCATGAGAGCACAACACTAATGGATGGCATATTTTCATCACGACATACAGAGCTTAGCGACTCACCGCTTGATATTCTTCTACATATCTCATCTGTTGTTTCTTTAGTACATTTTGTTGGTCTACCACCAAGATTCATAATAAAACCCCTAAACTTAAATTAACTTATTATACCACCAAATTACACGCAATAAAAAACCGCAATTAAGCGGTTGGTTATTTTCCGAGATACCTATTTAACACTGTCTTGCAGTGCGCTATCGTCTTTATAAGTGCCGCAGCTCAAATAAAGCTATTTAGATAGCGGGTGGCGGGGTATTTTTCAATCCGAACTATCCCGCTCTTACTGTTTTATTTCAACGCTTCTCAAGCAATGCCACTACACTCATCATCTCGCGATTCATCAAGCTCAACAATCTCATTTAGCGCCATTCTGATTTTCATTTTATCTTTAATCATTTGCGCGTTTAACTCAATCATCCGTTTAACAAACTCGTCAACTTCTTGACACTCGTAAAAGCGTTCACCGTTGATTTTTACGACATTGAATTTTATGTCGTTACCTTCGAAAAAGCTCATTTCACACCACCCTTATAATCACCAACCTTCGCCTTGGCCGCTGCCGTCACATAAAACGCACCGCTTTCACAATCAAACAACGCATCTCTATCTAGCAAGCACTTTAACTGAGTACCTGTAATTCCCATTTCTTTAGCAAGCGCATAATCTGTTTTGTAGCGATCGCGTATAGTTTTTAGTTTAATCATTTTTTATCTCCAGTTAATTATTAGGACTTAATTGCCCTTTAGTATTTGTTATGTTACTGAACAAAACTCATCTATCCACATATTAATAAAACCTCTTACTGGCTCTCTTGGGAATACTTTATCATTCCTAGCGTAAGCCAATATTTCAAACGCTGCCTCCTGTAAGTTATGATCGGTAAATCTATTCGCAATCATGCAGCACAATTCCATTTCATGATCGTTAAATCTATTTAACTTCTTTATCTCAGCTATACTTATAACGCTATACATTTATCACTCCTTTTAAGTGGTGGTAACATAACATGGTAAATCAAATCGGACTATAGACAGCGTAGCCGTTTATTTGCGTGGTTATGTTTCTTCCCACTTCTGGCAAGAATCAGCCTCATCAACTTGGAATTTAATTCCTCCTGCATAATTGCATGTTAATTCAACAGGTGCATTTGCATCCTTTTCGTACCTACTGCAATTCGCGCAATTAGCACAAGTTAATTGTGCGCCAAATCCTATTTCTATTTTAATGCTTTCTTCTATATTCATGTTAATCTCTAGTATAAAATATAACAATTTACTAAATCGTGACAAGCACAGCTTACCCATTAGCTCTAGGTTATTCTCAACCCAAACAATAACCTAACCATGGCAATTAGTTAAATACCGTTTAGTTAATTGTTTTTACTAAGCTCCCCTTGCTGCTCGCTAGCTTGCAAAGCCTATCATTATACATAAAGGCAGAATTACAATTTTAAGCGCTGTATTTTTTCCGTTTGTAAATGTACCAACATGAAGTAAGTAAGTATCTTTACCTTTACCCCATAATAAAGATTTTGCGAAGCTCAATATAATTACAAACCTCCAAAAACTTAAGTCGATCTTCATTTTATTCACTTCTTTTCTCCAGTTAATTATTTTTACTATAACGCCGCGCCAAAAGGGACTTAATCCCCCTTTAGCTATTTATTATGCGGTTAATTGTACGCGTTACCTTTATGTATAGAAAATAACGCCCACCTACCATCTTTCATGTATAAGTCACCATAGCAATCAATATACACATTTACATACTTACCGCTAACTTTATCAATGAAGCACCTATAGTGAAACTCAAGAGTGAAATAGCTTTTGATTTTTTTAAACATTGTCTTTCTCCAATAGCTACCGCCTAACAAGGCAATTAATCGGGACAAAACAAGTTTGCCCATTATTGTGTGGTTATTCTCAATACAAACAATAACCCACTTAACTTAATTAGTTAAATACCATTTAGCTATATGCTTATGCACTTTGCGAGTCCATCAATCTTCGATACTCGCACTTGTCCGGTATTTTTATTTCGCACCCAATCGAGCAGGCCCAGTCCAATATCTGCGTAGTGTAAAACATTGAATCACCGACATCTAACGACCTTGTCGATTTAAGCTCTTGCCGCTTGCTAACCTCACCAGTTTCAATGTCAACAAATTCAGACTCGCACCAGCCCAGAAATTTATTCTTTAGATTGCGCTTAACCCAATCCGGCGAGCATTGAGCGCGACCATGCTTAATAAGATAGTCGCTAATCTCTTTATATATCAAATGCTGGAAAGCGTTTTGACTCAAGCTTCTGCGCTCTCGCCATTCACAAATAGTTACCCGGTAAGTTTTATTTGATGACCGAACTATATTAATTAGCTGGCCGCATATTTCAGCGGCGTTAATCAGGTTTAGTTTAAATTCCGTCATAGCTAATCAAGCCTTTATTCACCAGCTTAATCTGAGTTTCAATCATTGCTCGCAAAACATCATCACTATCAACTTTAGAGCTATCAAGCATTTGATGACAGTGATAACACCCGTAACATCCAAACAAATCAATTGACTTGCGGCTTATACCTTTTGTTGGCGAGTTAATGTGGCAAAACACTACAGTTTCACCATCCTGGCAATTTGGACTAACGCGCAAAGTGCAATCTTCACCCTTTGCGCTTTTTCTTATTTTTGATGTTTTCATGCATTCGCTAATCATATTCGTTCTTCTGGTGGCGTATGGTGGGGGCAGTAATGCGCTGCTTCCCAGCCACAACAAAGATGGTAACTCTCTGTATACTCCAGCAATAACTTTATAACTTTACTTCTTACCCATAAGAATCTATTTAACGGGAAAGTATAAATTAAGCTGTCACTACCGTTCGCAGTACCTTGTCCAAATCTAAGTGTCACAAATTCCATAAATACTGCTGGTGTTGCCATATACCGTTTATTTGCTTCGTATTGATTTTGCGTGAATACCAGATTAAAAGCCCCTTCGTTTGGATGGTATTGAATATCCACTAAGTCCCCCCAATCCTCATTTTCACATGAGCTATTAAAGTGGTAAGGTACTACAGGATTATTCCAATCTTTTAAAGAAGTTACAGATTCAATCCAACTAACCTCGCCTGCAAAATCAACACTTAGTAGATCGGTAATAAGATTCTTATCTATTACAGGTTTTCCATCTACATATTTTATAGCAGAAGAAATGTCCAAGCCGCCTTCAGTGATAACTTTACCTGTTGTAATTTTTCTCTTAAAACTATCTGCTCCACACTCCAAGTGAAAACTTTTTCCACCATAGAGGAGCTCACATTTATTTTCACCACATGAAAGAAGACCTTCATAAGAAGACTCTTTCCAATTTAACTCTAAAATATTTCCACCAACTAATGGCAATTCTACTAACATAACATTCTCCTCAACAACCTCTGTATGGGTTCTATAAAAATCATTAGCCATCACAGCGCCTAGCCAATCAAAACTAAGCATTCATCGTAAATCGCCTTGTTTCTAGCGTTAACAACAAAGTAAGTATGTATAGCGCCAAATAAAACTACAAGCGCATAAAGAAAGAATAATCCGCCACCCGTAACCAATGTTGCAAATAACAGTATTAATACAAGCCAGCCCCAATCGTTTGCTCCAGCGTAAAAATAATGAGCGCCAAATGAGCCTAAAAAGAATCCAAGCGCATAGGCAGCTAAATGATTTTTCTTTCTGTTATTGTAAAGCATTTCTACTTTTAGAATTTTATCCATTTCTTTTCTCCAGTTAACCTAAGTAACGTGCTAAATCGACGATGTTTCACTTAAATCTTTTAAGTACAATCCTGCGTCAAAGTCATCATATCTATGCTTTTCATAGTAACCCTGCTTTTTTAGGCAGCGTGTGCAGCACTCATATGCCACCTCATCACTCTCACCGCCTGACATGACTGAATAAAAAGAATTTCCCCTAGTTATCTTTGAATTACAACACTCAGCGATGAACTCTCCGTCAAACTCCATCTTTACAGCACCTAAAACTTGGATTGCCTCTGACACTTTTAAAATTTTATCCATTTCTTTTCTCCAGTTAATTATTTAGCTGTATAACAATACGCCAAAGTGACTTAGAGCCACTTGGCTATTTTTTATATGGTTTTAACCCATCTTTGGGATACATCTTTAAATTGCACCTTATCTTCATTTCCTTCAGTATCCATGAAGTAAACGTATTCGTTATCATGTATAACACCACTAACCATGTATAAGGTGTCATCGCCTGTTATTTGTATTACATCTTCTATCTCAAATTCATTAAACATTTACTCTCTCCAGTTAATTTACGAATCAAACAATAACGCACTTTAGCTAATCTTATAAATACCGTTTAGTTATATGCTTACAGCCTTAATTTAGTCTTTGAAGGTATATAAACTTCACCTTTTTCGTTATACAAAGCGCCCTTGCTAATTAGCCTTGCTAGCTGATGCGGATGAACACCAAGCTTTAGAGCAGCGGCATTACAATTGCCGTACTGCTCTTTTAATGATTCAAGTGTTTTCATTTTTACTCGATTCCAGACTCTTTAAGAAAATCAAAATATGAATCTTCGCCCATAACGTCGATAGCATAATCCTCTAACCACTTAAAACATCTGTGATTGTCAAATTTAACTATTAATTGCTTTAACTGCTCAGTTGTTGATTCACTCTTAACAATGCTTTTTAACACACTTACAGTTTCATTGTGGCTGTCAGATATAGCCGCTTCAAATGAACCTTCGTGATTTAAAATCTCAATTACTGTTTTCATAATATTCTCTCTCGCTTTGTTATTTCGCTTCGTTGAGGTAATAATATCAGGATCACTTATTTGCGCAACACTTATTTGTGATTTATTTTAATTATTTTACAACCTTTCAGCATCTCGCAAGATTTTACCGCGCCAAGACTCTGGCATTTTGTCACTCTTCTTTACACCAGAATCAACTGGAGCGCCAATGGCTTTTTGTTGATGACCTTTTACTTGCTGCGGTTTATTTTGTTCCATATCTGTTCGCCACTTTCGCCAGGACGATATACCGCAAACCTGCCTTAACGCCTCTGCAAATACAGCGTTGTAAATCGCATTTAAGCGTATTTCAAGTTGAACCTGTGTCAATCCATGATTTGACTGATTAAATGCCGCCTGACGCTTTACAGCTTCACTTCTGGCTATTTCGTGATTGCTTGGCGATAGCAGCTCGGAGCAATCCGCTCTAAACTGCTGCTCAACTTCTTCAAACGTCATTTTATTGACGGGCTTTTTGTATTGGTAGGTCATACTGAGAAGCCTTTAGGTCTAAAGCCGCGCTTTTCTTCTTTTGGCGCTGTAACTCTGTCAATATCATGACGCATTGCATCACGCATTTTACCGCCAGCTTTATCAAGGTAAAACGGGCCAGCGCTTGCGCCATGCCTATATGCTGGCATATTCATTTCAACAATACTGCCAATCCCATTGCCTTCATCATCTTCTTCTTTGTTGTGAATTAAGAATATAGCATCTGCGTCCTGCTCGATTTGACCTGATTCCCTCAAGTGCGCAATCGTTGGCTTACCAGTTCCATTCCTGTTTAGCTGAGACAGCGCGACGACTGGAGTCTCTATTTCCTTCGCTAGCGTTTTTAATCCGCCAGAGATTTCACCAATAGCTAGATCGTGCCTCTGCTTTTCGTTAACACCTGCCTTTTGGATGTAATCAACAACTATTAAATCAAGTCCACCACATTGAGCATCAACCTGCTTAGCTATTGCCATTATCTGTTGTATTTTTAGATTTGGCGTATCCTCAATCGTTATCTGAGTATTGCTTAACTTTTGCATTGCGGCACTGAAATTAGCCCAAAACTCGTGATTGTCATCGCTAACATCACCATAAAGGTCGTTAGGCTTAAGGCTAGATACCGCTGACATTAGGCGTATTCCAAGCTCTTTAGCGTGCATCTCAAGACTAAAAAACAAAACTTTCTTGCCGTCAATTGCGCAGTTTGCAGCGATAGCAAGTGATGTAAGTGTTTTACCTGTTTTTGGTCTAGCGCCTATAACAATCAAATCAGTATCGCCAATTCCGCGAGCGCCCATAGCATCATCAATTGCGGCTATACCAGTTTTTAAACCTGTTACGCCCTCGTTTTTAAGTCGATAATCAATATCAGATAAGATTTGATCTATCGCCTCATTCATCATTGTCGGTTTCTTTCTTGTGTTGGTCATAAGCGCCGTTATCGTGCTCGCCGCTTCTGTGACTTGATTTATCTTGTCCTGATGGTCGCCACGATGCGTGAGAGACTCTACAACAAGTTTTAACTGCTCATACGACACTCTTTGCACGTAAGCCTCGTTTAATAGCTTAGCGTAGCTTACAAGAACGTTTTTCATTGCTGGGTTTCTGCATAGGTCAGCAAGCCAGCTCCAGCCTCTGTTGTTATCAAACCACCCCTGCCCTTCAAGCTGGTCAGAGATCATATTCATTTCACAATAGCCTTTTGATATTGCCTTTTGAATTTCGGTGAACAACCTCGCATTTTTTGAGTTGCTGAAAAGCTCAGGCTTCATCAATAAATCAAGCTCAGCTTTCGTTGCTTGGTCAAGATTCACATATGAAACCATGTAACCGCCAAGCAAGCTTTCTTCTAAATTCTCTTTTATGAAATCCATTACAGTGATCCTTTCTCAATTAATCTTTGGAACTTTGATGCGTTAACTAAATCTTCAAGGCTTGCTATCCAGCTAAAGCCCTCTTGCTGCCCTGTTAGCTGCGGGTGCTCGTTGCACCACTTGAAATATCCACGCCACCAATCCAAGTTTTGATCAGTTTCATCTTGTTCCCTCCACCTAGCTTTTAGCCATATAATTCTTTTTTGCTTTTGGCTTATTGTTTTTGCCTCTGGCATGTTTGTGCAAATCTCGTTGTAAGCTTCAACAATCTCTTTCACTGGAATAGTTTCTTTTTCAGCAATCTTAGATTGCGTAAGTGTTTTATTATTTATATCACTATCACTATCACTATCACTATCACTATCAGCTAGATTTGCTAACTTTTGCTTTGATTTGCTAGCATTTGCTACCTTTTGCTTTCCGCCTTTCGCACCAGCTAAAGCTCTGTTTTTGCAGGTCTTTTCATATTTTTCCGCATCTCTTTTGAATTGACTTATAAATGGAGTTATCACTATATCTATGACAGGATCAAGCTCAACTTCTACCTTTTTATGGTAGCAAGCTATGGCTTTAATAAGTTTTCCGGCCTGCTCGTCACTCAGCTTGTCCAGAATATCAAGACTGTCAATGTACATGACAAATGACTTTTTGTTAGACATACGCTATAATTACCTAAGTTGATTTGATTAAATTGCCAGTTTGCAGACTGGCTTTTTTATTTAGATTCAGAATTTTTAAACTCTATAAACTCATTAATATCTCTGAAAAAACTAGACTGCTGACTGTCATCGAACCTATCAAGGAACTCAAGACCAATCTGCATTGCAGCCCTAGCTATCACAGACTCTTTCTCACCAGTTTCAACAGATAGCGCAGATAAATCCGCTTTTAACTTGTCACTAAATCTAACGTTTAACTTTTCCATTTCAATCACCTTTTTATTTAATGTGTACACATTGTAATTACTTGTTGTGTCCACGTCAACACTAAATTAAAAATAATTTCACCCAGTCAATAATTATTTAAAGGCACAGCAAAGTGCATTTAAAGATAGGATTATCTACCTTTAAATTACAGGCACAAAAAAGCCGCAATTAAGCGGCTGTTGTTATTTGCTTGCTTTGTCGTATGTTAAATATTCTTTCATATGAAAATCAGCCGCTTTTGTATCGCCCAGGTCAATTGCTTTTTGATATTCGTTAAAGTGTTTTTTGGCTAGTTTTTTATACCATGCTTTCATAGTGCCACCTTTGTTTCTTCTATTCTTTTCTTTGCTATATCAAAATAGTTATCGTCCATTTCAATACCTATAAATTTACGATTTAGGTTTTTCGCTGCTACTCCAGTGCTACCGCTACCCATTGTCATATCAACAATTAAATCACCATCATTGCTAAATGTTTTAATCAAATCTTCAAGCAATAAAACTGGCTTTTGTGTTGGGTGGTATCCGTCATAGTCCTTTTTGTATTTGAGAATGTTGCTTTTGAATTTTTTACCTTCCCATAAATTAAAGGTACTAGGGTATTTTTTATTGTGTAAATCTAGGTATTTTAGGCGGTCAGCCTCCATTCCTTTTTTAAATTCTTCGTTTATAGCTTTTAATAGCTCAAAGCTTTTGAATCCAGTCATTTTATCTATACCAAAAACACTAATTAACTCTAGGTATGTTTTTTCTGTGCATAATCCGTATTGGGTGCTGTTTATGTAAAACGTGTGTTCTGCTCGCCTATGGCCTAGCTTGCTATTAATCTGCTTTAAGCTTAGCCCTATAAAATTCATAATAAGCCCAAAGTAAGCCCTTAACGGATGTTTTCCATCAAAATCATGAGGAGGGATCGCCTCGCTACTCTTACTAAAAACTAGGATGTCTTCATAATAATTCAAAGGAGCCTTTTTTGCTGTTAACGCATTTGCAAAATGGTCTTTCTCCCATATCATTGAGTAATTAAAAGGTAGGTTTGGGATGGCTTTACTTATCAATTCAGTTGTGAAAGGTTGCTGTGCAAACAAACACATTTTGCCATTTTTTCGTAAAATGCGATCAGACTCTTTCATAATTGCATTTGTGTCGATGCAAGTGTCCCACTCTGTTTTCCCTTTCATTCCGTGTCTAATTCTTTCATTGTCAGCGATCCCCCTTACCGTCCCGTAAGGTAAATCACACACAATTAGATCAACACTACCATCTGGTATTTCTTTCATGCGCTCTAAACAGTCGCCTTTCATTAAAGTAATCATTTCAAACATCCTTCCAAAGTCTAAATAAAATAACGCCAGTTTTATTGCTGCCGTTTCTAATCACGTTAGGGCTAAGCATGTAAGCTCCACTTCTAACCTTCTTTATTAAATTCACCTGTTCAAGCGCTTTCATTGTCTTATTTATCACAGGAAGGCTTACACCTGTTTTTGCTGCAAATTCACGCTGAGTACCGTAAAGCATGTTTCTTGGATCTTTCTTTTCAAGAATGTAAGCTAAAAACTCAGTAGCCTGACCGCCACCGCATTTTATATACTCACCAAGAGTTTTAGCGTAAGCTTTCTCCCATCCGTTTTGCTTTGCTCTTTCGATGAAAATTGACACGTCAAGTATTTCACCTGTTATTTTATCTCTAACCTCGTATGTTGCAGGGTTAAAGTAGTCACTATCTGAATTGTTCATCGAATTGCCTTGTTTAGGTTCGTTTTAAACATAATAAGTCTTTTTATACTGCATAGCAATAC